GTACCGGTACCTTGCCCAGGAGAGCAGCCCGATGCCGGGCAAGTACTCCACGGATCTCACCCCGTGGGTGCCTGGCATGCTGGATGCCCTGGACGATCCCACCGTGAAAGAGGTGGTCTGCCGGAAGTCTGCGCAGGTGGCGTGGACGGATGGTGTCTGGAACAACTACCTGGCGCGCCGGATTCACAACGATCCATGCCCCATCGTCCTTTTGTTCCCGAAGGACAAGACGATCCGGAAGTACCTGGATCAGAAGTTCGTGCCCATGATCGAATCCTCACCGGTGCTTCGGCCACTGGTGGATGTCTCCACTTCCAGGAGCACGGGCAACCGGACCGACTTCAAGAAGTTCCCGGGCGGATTTCTTGCCCTGGTTGCATCCAACGCACCGGACAACGTGAAGTCACTTTCCGCCCCGGTGGTCTGTGTCGAAGAGCCGGATGACTGCAACACCAACGTCAAAGGGCAGGGCGATTCGGTCAAGCTCCTCGAGGAGCGCGCAAAAACCTACGAATACCGGAAGGTGATCTTCGGGGGCACGCCCACTGTGAAGGGCCTGTCCCGGGTAGACAAAGCTTACCAGGCCAGCGACCAGCGGGTTTTTATGGTGCCTTGCCACGAGTGCGGCGATGAGCACGTGTTGTCCTGGGAAAACGTGATCTGGGATGAGGGCGCCGAGGTGCCCGATGAGATCCTTGGTACCGCCCAGCCCAGCACGGCCCGTTACGTATGCCCCCATTGTGGGGTGCCCTGGCGTGATGTGGACAAGAATCGAAACGTGCGGAAAGGCTACTGGAAAGCCCAGAAGCCATTCCGGGGCGTGGCCGGTTTCTACATCAATGAGCTCTACAGCCCGTTCCCGGGTTCCAAGCTGGCCATGCTGGTAGAGCGTTATCTGAAGGCCCGCAAGGAACTGGAGCAGGGCGACGAAAGCGACATGATCGTTTTCGAGAACAGCTGCCTTGGCCTGGCCTATGAGTACCGTACCGATGTCCCCGGTGAGGATGCACTGAGAGAGCGGGCCCTGGACTACCAGGAACTCACCGTTCCAGCCGGTGGCCTGGAGCTCACTGTGGGTGTCGACGTTCAGCACGATCGCCTGGCGATCATCGTTCGCGCCTGGGGCCGGGGAGAGGAAAGCTGGCTGGTGTTCTGGGGCGAGATATCCGCGGCCCGGACCTGCATTGATCCGAAAGACCCGGTGTACGAAGAGCTGGACCGCTTCATTTTCGGCGTTTACCAGCATGAGCTGGGTTTCCCGATCCACGTATCAGCGGCAACCATCGACTCTTCCGATGGCCAGACCAACGATGCGGTGTACCAGTATGTGCGATCGCGCCGGCGTCGTGGCGTGAAAATCATGAGCGGCAAGGGTGAATCCAACAACCTGCAGCGCGAAATTGTCAGTCCACCGAAGAAAGTAGACCTGAACAACAAGACTACAAAGGCCAGCAAATACGGCCTTCAGGTGCACGTTGTTGGTGTTCACAAAGCGAAGGATCTCTTCTTTGGCCGCCTGAAACTGGAGGGCCATGGGCCCGGGCGGATTCACTTCTATGAGCATGTGAGATCGGACTACTTCACCCAGGTGCTGAGTGAGATCAAAGCGCCATCTCGCCAGCGTGGCGGGCGGAAGGTCTACCAGAAAAAATCAGGCGTGCGAAACGAGGCCCTGGACTGCGAGATTTACGCTCTGCATGCAGCCCGGGTTATGAAGTTGCACGTGCGCAAGCCAGACCAGTGGGATGCTCGCGAAGCTTCACTGAAGCAGGGTGATCTGCTGGCACCGGCCGCACCTGAACGGTCGGCTGAAGAGAGGCCTGCAGCAAAGCCTGTTCAAACTTCCAAAGCCAGTTCCGAAGGCGGAAGCCTGGCTGATATTGCCCGGAGAATGCGATGAGTCTTGAAACCCAGCTGCTGGAGGCCCGCAGTGCCTACCACAACCTGCTGACCGGGCAGGCCGGGGTTCGCATTCAGCGGGACGGCAAAACCGTTGAGTTCTCCCAGGCCAGCAAGAAAGACCTGGCGGCCTACATCGCCAGCCTGGAAAGCCAGCTTGGTGGCGCCGGCCGTCGCCGTGGTCCTGCGAGGTTCATTCTGTGAAGACTCCAGAAATCAGCTTTGTAGATAGTTCAGGCCAGCCGATCCGGAAGGCTGAGAGCTACACCGGCACCGGTACCGGCTTTGGTGGCCAGCTGCAGCGCTGGAACCCGCGCGCCAAAACGGCGGATGCGGCCCTGCTGCCAGACCTGAAGCGGGGCAATGCCCGTGCTGAAGACCTGGTGCGCAACCATGCGCTGGCCAAAAACGGCGTGCAGCTGCACGTGGATAACATCGTTGGCCACATGTTCCGGCTCAGCTACAAGCCGAAATGGCGGGCGCTGGGTATGAGCGAAGAGGATGCCCGGGCCTTTGCGAAAGAGGTGGAGGACGCCTTCACCGAATATGCGGAAGACCCGATCAACTGTTACGTGGATGCCGAGCGCAAGCGCACCCTGACCATGATGTGTCGGGAGATCACGGCTACCCACACCAGTGCCGGCGAGGGCATGGCCTCCGCCGAGTGGATCACGGGCCGGCCCGGTGCGCTGTTCAACACGGCTATCAAGCTGGTGAACCACCACCGTGTGTGCAACCCGAATCACGCACCGGACAACAACAGCCTGCGAGCTGGGGTGAAGGTCGACCGCTTCGGCGCGGCCGTGGGCTACTGGGTTCGCAACCATGACATCACCGGTTATGGCCTGTCCGATGGTATGGGCAACGCCTGGACCTTCGTGCCCAGGGAAACCCGATGGGGCCGGCAGCAGTTCCTGCATGTGTTCGAGCCCCGTGGCGATGGCCAGACCCGAGGGGAGAACCAGTTCCTGAGCGTTATGGAACAGTTGCCCCAGCTGAGCAAGCTGCAACAGACCGTGCGGACATACGCCTGAACGGCGTGAAGATCCCGCACCTGATGCCGGGTGAGAACCTGAATCTCCTGACCAGCGGCAATGCCGATAACGGCTTCAGCGAACTGGAATCCTCCATCACCCGCTGGATTGCCGCCGGCACCAACACTTCAAAAGAATCGTTGACCAAGGATTACCGCGAGCTGAGCTACAGCACGGCCCGGGCCAGCATGATGGAAAGCTGGCGCTACTTCATGGGTCGCCGGAAGATCATCCCCAGCCGGTTCGCCTCCATGGTCTTCGCACTCTGGCTGGAGGAAGCCCTCGACAGCGGCCGAATTCGCATGCCCAGATCCGCCACCCGTGGCTTCTATGAAGCGAAGGCTTCCTGGTGCAACTGCGAATGGATCGGCTCCGGCCGCATCGCCATCGATGGCCTGAAGGAAGTGAAGGAATCCATCCTGTTGATTGAATCCGGCCTTTCCACTTATGAGAAAGAGCTGGCGAAGATGGGCGAGGATTACCAGGAAGTCTTTGCTCAGCAGGTACGGGAGATGGATGAACGGAAGAAAGCCGGCCTGCCGCCACCCAGTTGGGTGAAAGCGCTGGCCCTTGCTCCTGACCAGGAGGAGCCGGAGGCAGTAGCCGCAAACTGAGTTTTAGCAGGGTAGAGCAGTTGGGAGCTCATCGGGCTCATATCCCGAAGGTCGCTGGTTCGAGTCCAGCCCCTGCTACCAAATACCAATGAGGTAAGAAATGGATAACCAGCACCGAAAAATCAGTGGATACAGAGATCTCAAGCAGGAAGAAATTGATCTGATGAATGAGATCAAAGCCTTCGGGCCTAAACTGGATGAGTTGGTTGGCAAGGTCCGGGCCTATCTGGAGGAAGCCAACCGCTACCTGCCAGATGAAGTGCGCGGGCCCTTCGATGCCGCCGAGCCACTTCGCTGGGTTGCGATCGGAAAGACCGATCTTCAGACCGGCCTCATGGCCCTGACGCGATCCATCGCCCAGCCCACGTTCTTCTGAGCTGAAGATCCACAACGAACCCCGCCCCGGCGGGGTTTTTTAATGCCCGGAGAAAACTATGCGAAACCAGAACATTGCAGCCCGTGTGCTGAATCAGCCGCTGTTGCTGGAGCCTGGCTATGCCCGGGTATTTCTTGGCGCGTTGGCGCCACGGCTGGGGATCGCCAGCCTGCAGGATGAGTTCGGCCTGATTGAATCTCAGGAGAAGCTGCGGATGCGGGCGGATTCGTTCGGCTCCGATCGGCCGCGTAACCGGCCTTATGAAGTACTCGGCGGTGTTGCCCTGATTCCTGTTTCCGGCACGCTGGTTCACAAGTTCGGGCACCTGCAGCCGTATTCCGGAATGACCGGTTACGACGGGATCATTGCCCGGGTGGAGGAAGCCCTGGCGGATCCAACCGTGAACGGCATCCTCCTGGATATGGACACCCCGGGCGGTGAGGTTGCTGGCTGCTTTGATACGGCCCGCCGGCTGAATGAGCTGCGTGGCCAGAAGCCGATCGCTTCCATCTCCTACGACATGGCCTGCAGTGCCGGCATGGCCCTGCACAGCGCCACCGATTACCGATACACCACCACCAGCGCCCGGACGGGTTCTGTGGGTGTGGTGATGATGCATGCCAGCTTTGAAGAGCAGCTGAAGGCCAACGGCATTGATGTGACGTTGATTCACTCCGGCGCCTTCAAAGTGGATGGCAACCCCTACGAGAACCTGCCTGAGCAGGTACTCGCCAGATTCCAGGCCGAATCAGACCGGCTTCGCAATGAGTTCGCGGAGATGGTTGGTACCCATATTGGCCTCTCAGCATCGGATGTGCTTGCCACTGAGGCGGCCATCTATACCGGGCAGGACGCGATCGATGTTGGATTTGCGGACGAGCTCATCAATGGCCACGACATGCTGGCCGCCTTCTCTGACTACATCCAAACCACCACGACAATCGGAGTTAGCAC